GATATCGGCATTATGCTCTTCCAGCTGCAGGCTGACGGAAAAGTCCTGGCTCAGCCCCCAGCTGGTGACCTGAAAGGCGTAATTGCTCAGGCCATATTTTGCGGTCGCCAGTTGCACGGTGTCGAGCGTCGAGATGGCGATACCCATGATGTTCATCGGCCAGGTGACGCGCCGTTCAGCCTGCGACTTGCGCAGGTAGATTTCGAGGATCCGTTGCCCGCGATAGATCGAGGTGATGTGCGCCAGATCATAGGAGGCCTGGCGAATGTCGCTGGACGACACGGCGCGGGTCGGAATGTCGGCGCCCTGATATTTATCATTCGGGTTGATGTATGTGCCCGTGACTTCCGTCGCGATCTCGTCGCCGGTCCGAAGCACCGGCACTGTGAATGCGCTCGCCAGATCCTGCTCGTGCAGGGTCGCTGACGGTGGGACATAGTAGCCCGGCCGTAGCATCATCTTGCCATTGCTATAGGTGAAGCTGCCCGCGCAGCAGGTCACGAACGTGTCGCGAACCTCGCTCGGCGCTGCGCCGGTCTGGATGTAGCTATCGAACTCGTAGCGCTTTTCCGTGCCAGCCGGCGTCGTCACCACCTCATCGCAGACATTGGCCTGCGCCGCGACCCAGTCGTCATCGATCTCGTCGTCATAGCAGCCAAAGCCGCCTTCCTCGCGCGGCAGCTTCATCCAGTCGTAGAACACCAGCGCGGCATTGCGGGTATATCCGGTCGTGTCGGTGCGGGGATCATAGATGTCGTCCTTCCCCTCGATCTCCGCCGTGATGTTGGGCATGCCCGCTTGGACAGCATCGTCATCCAGGTAGAACTTGGCATAGATGAGCGCGACGCCGCGCCCGCGATGCGCAGATGACCATTTGCCGCTCGTCTCCGCGACGAAGGTCGGATGCGCGACCTGATCCTCTGTGCCGCGATAGAACCACAGCCAAGCGTTGCCGGCATATTTGCCGCTGGTGACCAACCCGGATCCGCTGACGGTTACCTGCTCATCGCCGAGCCACCAGCGGGTCACGCCCTTGCATCGATGCCCGGCGACCGCGATCACGAAATAACGCTCCCGCTTGCCGCGCGGGTGGAAGAAGATCAGAAGCCCGCCGACACGCCGCTTGCCGTAGATGATGAAGCTGTTCGACAGCGACTGGCGGAACATCGTGGGCGTGTTGGAGGTGGACGGCCGCGTCGCGAGTAGGGCGAAACCAGCCGCTGCCGCCATTGATAGAGCAGCGGTCACCGCCGCGGTGGTGGCCGCAACAGCGGCCGCCGAAGCCGTTGACGCCAAAATTGCGGCCGAAATTTGCGGCGCGAAATACGCAATGGCGACGGCGACAGCGATCACCGCAACTGCCTTTACCACCTTGCCCATGCGTCCCCGATCTACGAAATGGAAGGCACCAAGGAGGCGCCAATGATTCTACTCGCTGTTGCACTGCAGGCGGATGTCGCCATGCGAGCCGAAGGATGGGCAGAGAAGGCCGAACCAATTGCCACATGCGCGAGCGCGGTTGAGTGCGAGGAGAAGTGGAAACGAGCGAGCGACTGGATCAGAAAAAATACCAGGTTCCAGATCGCTGTAGATAAACCTGATCTGCTCGCGACCTATGGCGCCATCTACGCCAACCCCGACCTTTCTTATGTGCTGGTCAAGCGTCCGAAGCCTGACGGCACGACCGACATCGCGGCGAGAGCCTGGTGCGGCAACGTGATCAGTTGCAAACCGAAGCCAAAGAATGCGATCGCCGCCTTGAAGCGCGAAATCGGCTGACCGGCCACACCCCGTCAACATCACGCATCGGCACCATGTCACCGCCGAAGAACTCTGCCTGATCGCCACGGCAGATGCCGATAGCCCAGCCGCGCTGGACAATGTCTCCGCGCATCGCCTGGCGAAACGGGATGGGCGCCCCATGCACTGCGCTGATGACGCCTGCCATGTCCCGCACTGCCAGCCGTCGCATCATCGCCGCCCAGTCGCGCGGCCGGCGTGGAGAGGGGCCGACAATGTCGCATATGTCGCGTCCGGTCGCTGCGATGACATGCGCCCGCCACCGATCGCCGCAATGGGATTGCCAGGCCGGATCGCTCATAGCGGCGGCGTCTGCCGGGCTTTGGCCCACATGATCGGCACCTCCGCCATCAGCGAGACATATTGGAAGCACCGGTCCCCCGGATATTTGCGCTGCTGCCACCAGTCGGTGAAGCGCTTGATCGCTGGCCGGCGCTGATCGCGCATGCGGCTTTCCCCGCCGGCTGTGACGGTGATGGTCTCGCCGGCATCAACGATTTCATAGGTGTCGAGCCGACCCTTCCAGATATTCTTGAACCCGATGACATTCTTGTAGCCGGCGTCGAGCGCGCCGACGAACAGCTCGTAAAGGCAGCCGCGCGTCGCCTGGTCGGCGACATCGTCGCGGAACTCCGACGGAACCTGATAGAGGGTGGCGCTCACGCCCACCGATGAGCCGTCCGTGCCTTCGCCGATCGTGTCGATCTGCCCAAGGCCGCCGATCGCGCTCCACGTCTCCCCGCCATAGGTGATGGTAGCATTGCCGGTCACGGCATGAACCGGGTCGGGAAGATCGATGTGGACGCCAAGAAACGGCCGAAGCTCGCTCTTCTCGATTTCATCCTGGAGCCCAGGATCAAGATCGCGCAACCCCGTCATGGCAGCTTCTCCTCGAACTCCAGAACATAGTCGGCCAGCTGTCCCGCCTCAGCCTCATTGCCACCAGCATCTTCGGTTATCAGCTGGAATGGGGCGGTAACCTCGTCCATTTCAAGCACGGCGTCCTGAGCGATGGCTGTGGAGAGAGGCGGCTTGAACTTGACCTGTATCTTGCCATCCGGTCCGGCGGCCGACATCATGCTGCCAGACTTGGGAGACACGTCGGTAACGATGTGCGGACGGCCATCACCACCGATATAGTCGCCGATCGACGGCCCAATGAGACCGTGAGCGCGATTGATGGTAATCTCAGTCGATCCAGCAGGGGCCGCATCTACCGTCATTGCAGGGGAGTTACGGGTCAGATAGCTTTGCGGCCGTGGACGCCGAAAATCATGAAATCGAACCGCCGTCAGTCCGCCTTCCATCTCAGCTATAAGCGCATCCAGCAATGCCGCTTGGAAGCGAACGTCATTAGCGGATGGTCCAAAGCGATATTCAAGTCCCTGATCATCATAGCCATGCCCGGCGCGAAAGGTCAGCCTGGCCACCCATATGGGGGCGGACAGACCGTAGACTTTGCGCGTGCGGGTAAGCGGGCTTTGCTGCCCCCCGACATGCGGACGAAGGTAGAACATCACCTTGTACGGGACCAGTCCCTTAGGCCACAGAAGATCAGGCACGACGACGATTTGCCTCCATCACACCTTTGATCGCGGCCTGTCGCGCAGCTTCTGCGAAGCGCGCAGCTTCGGTTTTAGTGGCAAGGTCGAGGCCGCCGCTGAAGCTGATGGATTGGCTGATATGAACATCGCCCTGGCTGTCATCGTTGCCCCGACGGATGTTCACCGTTTCTCCAGCTGTACCCCAAAACTGCACTAGGTTGGTATCGATGCCCGGCTTACCGCCGACCTCGAAACTACCGCCCGTCGCGAAACCAGGCAGACCAGCGAAGGCGCTGGAGACCGCATTGCTGTTGAGAACAATATCGCTGCTGCCCGTGTTTACCTTGCCACCAAACACGGTGGTGACACCGCTAAGGATGGACCCTAGCAATCCACCCCCGCTGCCGGCGCCGGCACTACCTTGCCCGAGGGCCTGCTTGAAAAGGTTAAACAGCACGTCGGACAGGCTGTTGAGCGCTTCTTCCATGCCCTTTGCGACATGGTCCTTCCACCAATTTTTCGCGAAGCTCCCCAGATCGCCATCCATCGCCGCGCGGATGCCGCCCCTGAACACTTCCCGCCACTGCCCCTGCTGACGGGCGAGCTCTTCCTCATCGAGTTCACGCGAAGCGCGATCCCGCGCCTCATCTTCACCGACTTTACCTTCGCCGTCCCGGTAATATTGTTCGGTCCGGCGCTGAAGCTCCGCCGCCCGAGTGGCCGCCCGCTGCTGCTCAGCGCTATCATTGCGCAAGCGCGAGAGCTCAGCCTCCCTATCAAGGGCCTGCGATTTTGCCAGTCTGGCAGCCGCATCCGCACGGGTGATATCGACCTGGACAAGATCCTCAGCCGCTCGCCTTTGAGCTTGCAAAAGCGTCAGTCCCTTGTCCTGCCAGAAGGCTGTGCGCTCTTCTAGATAGGCCCTGTCGGAAGCGAGGCGGGACATCTGCTCATCGCCGCGAATCTCAGCCAATTGCTGGTCGAGTGCGTTTTCGGCGCGAGCGACCTCCCTCGCATCATATTCCGCCTCCGCCGCTTTGATTTCGGCAATGTCCTTTTCGGCCGCCAGTTTGGCAGCGCTGGTGCTCAGGCCCGCATCTTCATAATCTTTCTGGCGCTGGAAGACGTCCATCCTGTCCTGAAGCCGCCGCATTTCATCTTTGTCATCGCGAGCGCGGGCCACGGCCATCTGCTGTTCGAGCTGCATCTGCTCGCGGCGATTTGCCAGATCCTGCGCGGACGGCCCCTTCGCGCCTTTGGTCTTTTTGTCGTCTTCGCCAAGGTCAAGGTCCACTGTTCCGAACTCGGGCGTGTTGATCGAACGACTATAGCCTTCCACGGTCTTGGCGATGGTTTCGAGCGTTTTGGCGCGCGAAAGGAGATCGGCCTCCGCCTGATCGACAGCCTTGATGTTGGGAGCCACCTTGGGACTGATCAGATCGCCCCGCGCGCCCATCTTCACTTCGGATTTCGACTTGGAGAGGTTCGACTTTGCGCGCTCAAGCGCGGCGCGCGCAGCAACGACATCAGCCTTGGCAGTCGCCATAGCCTGAAGCTCAGCCGCCCGGTCCGCTTTCATCTTGTCGATCAGAGCCTTACGGGCGGCACCCGTTGCCGACACCAGCTGCAACGTGGCGGCCTGCTGTTTTTCATAGGCCGCGCTGGCCCGTTCGGCCGCCAGTTTGGCTGCATTATTCGCGGTCACCGATCGCGTAGACCAAAGCACGAGCAGAGTAAGGGCGGTGACGACAAGGCCGATCCAGCCGGCCCACACCGTCATAGCCAGCCCGACGGTTCGCAGGGCGACACTGACACCGGACAGCGCAATAGCCAAACGTCCCAAAAGCGCCACCAACGTGCCGATCGGATTGATGAGGCCGGCCAGCACCGCCCCGAACAGGCCAAAACCTCCGCGCAGCAAGATGATCGGGGCGAGAATCTTGCCGATGCCCATCAGGGCCAGGATCATCGGTCCTACCGCTGCTGTCAGCCCCCAGATCGCGACGATGACCTGCCGGACGGCCAGCGGAAGCTCCGCAAACCAACGTGTGATGCTGGTCAGCGCGTTTTGTACCGACGTAAAGACGGCGAGGATCCCGGTTTCGCCCATGGCGATCTTGAGTTCGTTGAAGGCATCGCTCAGCCGGTTGGACGATTCCTCGACGCCTTGCAGCTGGATTGCCAGTTTTTCACCCGCGTCTGTCTCGCCGATCGAACGTTGCAGATCATCAAAAGCCTGGCCGCCCAGTCGCATCAGGCCGATTGCCGTGCGCATGGCGTCAGCGCCAAAAATCTCGTTCAGAACGTTGGTGCGCGAACGGTCGGAAAGATTACCCAGCTTTTCGCGGAGCATGTCCGAGATATCGGCGAGCCCCTTCATCTTCCCGGTTGCATCGTAGAAGTCGAGGCCCAGCTTTTCCATCATCGCCGCCGCTTCCTTGGACTTGGGCGTCAGCGTAGTGATGAACGTCTTGAAACTGGTCCCCGCGTCGGAACCGCTGCCGAACAGGGCAGCAGTGCCGGCCAGCGCCGTATTGAAGTCCTCGAAACTGACCCCTGCCGCGCCGGCCACGCCGCCACCCTGCGCGATCGCATCTTTGAAATCATTGAAGCCCAGCTTGGACGCATCGAGCGAACCGGTCACCTGGTTGACGACGGCCTCAAGATCAGACGTCGACTTGTTGAACTGGGCCATCACGTCCGTAACCAGCGCGGCCGAGGAACCCAGCTCAGCGGCGTTGGCGGCGGCAAGACGCAAGGTCTGTTCGAGCCCGCCGCCGAGAATATCCTTCGCCGACATGCCGGCAAGAGCAAGTGTTTCGATGCCGTCTGCCGCCTCTTTGGCACCGCGCCCGACTTCGGGCCCCAGTTTGCGAGCCGCCTTGGAAAGCGCATCCAGTTGCTCGCCGCTGATACCTCGCAACGCCGCATGCACATTATTCATGGACTTTTCGAACGCCCCGGCACCGCGCTTGGTAACGACGGTCATGCCGGCAAACGATGCGCTGATCGTCGCCGTCATGCCGATCGCAGCGTTGCGAATACTGCCCTCCAGTTCCTTAAATTGCGACATCACCTCTTTGGCGAAATCGGCCAGAACTTCACGGGCATCCTCAAAGCCATCAAACCAGCCGCGCACGTCGAGCCCAAGCTCGCCATGCATGCCGCCGATTTTAAGATCGTCGCTCATTCAGACCCTCGCTCAGGCAATCTTGCGTATAGTGATCGGCGCCCCCGCTGCCTTCATCGCTTGGAAGGCGGCGAGCATCTCGTCGGTCGACTGTTTTTTGTTGGAGCGCGCCGGCTTCGTCAGCTCGTCGAGCGAAGGCAGCGGCTTGTTTTTGGGGTAGCGGTGCAGGGCAGCTGTCAATCGGGCCTGGAACGTTGCTACATCATGTTCCCGGCGGCACGCTGCGCGATATCCGCGAAGCGTCGCCGCCAAGATACGAGGTGTCTGGCGCCAGAACGCATCGGGGTCGCGCCCCGATTGCGTCCATAGGGTCAGGAGCTTTATCCAGTCCCAGCCTTTTTCCTCCGAGCCTTTCCCCCCGCACTCTCGTCTTCTGCAGCGTCTTCTTTACTGGGCATGGCCGCCTGAAGGGCTGCGCGGAGCGCGTTCTTGATGCCCTCTAAACCGGCGTCGGACATGATCTCTCCGGCTTCGGCAAGTGAGGTTTTGGGATGATGAGTCTGGAGACCCGCGCAAAAGATCGAGCGGAGCAAGCGAAAGCTGGGCTTGTCCTGGATCTGCTCGATCAGTTCGGCAACGCCGAAGCCGGTTTCGTCTTCCAACTCACAGAAGGCGTTGACGTCGAAGACGAGGGTGAAGGTGGAGGCGCCGGCCTTGAACGACGCCTCCCCGCGCAGCGGGTTATGCACCGGCCGCCTCCGTTTCCTCGCTCGACCATTTCACCCGCAGAGTGCCGGTGCGGCGATCGAGCATCGGGTTCGAGCGCACATAGTTGCGCACGATCAGCTCGCCGGAAATTTCCCAGGTGCCGTCGCCGTTCACCAGCACGATCTTGTATTGCAGTGGGCGGCCGTAGGATTTCGCCTTGCGGCAAAGGATATCGGTGGGGGAGCCGGGGATGTAGTTCATCACCAGGTCGGCTTCCTCGCCGTCCTTCAGCGGAGCATTGATGTAGCTCTTGTAGCCGATCGTCTTCATGTGACTGGTTTCGACCAGATCGGCCGTGCCCTCGGGCAGCGGAACCTCGGTCAGTTCGCCCAATTCAACGAGAGCCGGGGTGCCGAGCGTCGGATCCCACAGCCAGAATTCGGTCAAATGACCGGTTTCAACGTCACTCATGTCAGGAGCCTCCTTCAGGCCAGGGAAAAGCGGATCGTTAGATCCGTTTGCTTACGGTGGATGGTGCCGGCCGTGTTCTCTTCGGAGAGGTCGCGCGGCGAGGTCGACGACGCCGGTCGGAAATAATAATCGTCGGTCTTCGAGCGAGGCAGAAGGCATGCCAAGGCGGCGGCGACTAGGGCCTGGGCAGCCGCATATGAATCTCCCCAGCAATCCATTTGCACGCGGAAAAACTGAAGGGACTGCTGGCCCTTCATATGCTCGGCGAGAACGCCTGGTATGACGTTCAGCGTGATGGCCGGCAGCAGTGATTTTGGCGGGCGAATTCCCCAAAAAACGCGACCTGAAGCTAGCGCGCTGACCGGACCGTCAGCGAGCAGCCTGGCGCGCAGTGCTTGCTGCATATCCATCTATTAGGCCGCCTTTTTGATATCGATCCAAAGCGAATTGCCCATCGCTCGCTTGACATCATCGCGGGTATTATCGAGCGCAGGCCGCATGAATGGATGGGGGGCGGAGTGCGATGTGCCAAACTCCACCATGTGACCGTAAAAGCCCTTGCCTCTCGATGGTCCGATGTAGACCGCAGTGAAGAAACGGCGTTGGGATACAGCTGAAGAGTTCAATCCCCCGTCAAAGCTGATAATAATGCTGTCGCGCAAATTACCGGTGAGCACGGGGGCAAGGCGCTGTGCCTCGGCCTGGATGATTAACGCGCCGGCCATCAGCGACTTTTCGCGGGCCTGCGGCGACACAGCATCGCGGATTTTCACCAGTTTTCGATCGAGGGCGTCAAAGCCTACGAGTTTCACGCGGCCTCTCGGATGGCGGTCACCCGCACTCCGTCATTCAGACCCAGATCCTGCTTGGCGGTGATGTTCCAAGTGCCGCCGTCGAAAGAAACACGGTGATCGATTACGCTAATGGCGCGAGACTTGCTGTCGCTGAGAATCTCGAGTGACGCGACCTGCGATCCAGCGACCTGAGCCGCCTCGCGCTGCTCTTTCCCGGAACCGTAATAGACGGCGGCATAGGCGCGACAATATTCCGCCCAAACTTCAATCTCTCCGCCGTAGCCGTCTTCGGCCACCGTACGGAATTCGATAATTATGAGCCTATTTCGCGGGGCTGTCTTCATGCCATGCTCGGATCGCGAAAGTCATGCAGGACGGTCATGACGGCTCCAGTCATGGGGGCATCCTTGTCGCCCTCGAACAAGGCCTTCACCGCAAGGATCTCGGCGACCTTCAAGGCGGCGCGGTCGATTTCGCTCATTTCGGCGATGGCTTCATCGGTTGCCTTGATGTGCCGAACGATGCGCGCGTGCGCGGTCGTGATCCAGGTGCCGATCTCGGCATCGAAATCGGCGGACAGCATGCGCAGCTGGACCTTCATTTCAGCAAGATCGACAAGCGCCGCCATCAGGCCTTGTCCTTCCCGTCACGGCCGCGCTTCACAGCAAGCCGCCAGCCGCTGTCAGCACTGTCCGGCTTCGATCCGGTCGCGCGCTGCGCGATCCAGAAGCTACCACCCCAGGTGACACCGTCGCCCTCCTCGTAAGACTTACCGTCGGCGAACACGCCACGGTCGATCACGACGGGGAAGGGGATCTGGAACGCATATTCGGTATCACCCTTGGTGAAGGACATTCGCAGGGTGCGACCGTCCTCCATCAGGGTCATGTCGAGATCGTCGACGCCGAAGGGGATGCCGTCCTTGCCGTCGCCGCCATCGCGGCCGTCTTTGCCGACGACCTGGCCAAGATGCTTCATCCGCCCATCGGTGAAGGACGCGATCAGGTTGCCGTCGCGGTCGATGACGAGATCAGCGATGCCGGCGCCATCCTTGCCGTCGACGCCGTCGCGGCCGTCTTTCCCGTCCTGCCCGTCGACGCCATCCTTGCCGTCGGCACCATCGCGACCGTCCTGGCCATCGGCTCCAGCATCGCCATCGGCGCCGGGTTCGCCATCCTCACCCTTCTCGCCGCGCTCGGGTGCGGGCAGGGCGGCAATGGCTTCCGGCACCTGTTTCGACACTTCGGCCTGCACGATCTCAGACACAATCCCGCGGAGCGTGACCGGGTCGAGGTCCTTACCGTCGCGACCATCCTGGCCATCCTTGCCGTCAGCACCGTCGCGACCGTCCTGACCGTCAGCGCCGGCGGGGCCCGCTTCGGCCGACCGAGCCTCAAGCGCGGCCATACGTTCACGCAGCGCCTTGTTCTCAGCGATGATCGGTGCGGTGCTGCGCTCCACCTCCTCGGAAACAATCGCGGCGATCTCCGAAGCCAGAACCTCCATATCAAGCATCTGACTTCCTTTGCTCGCGAAGCACTTGACGCACCTTGCCCGACAGAGCGAAGGTTTTGTCGCGCGCCTGTTGATTGTCGTTGACCGCTTTTGGCTCACCAACAGCGGTTGCCCGGCCGCTGGTGAAGGGGTCATCTTTCGCGTCGCGCTTGGCTAGGGCTTCAAGGCTGTAATTCTGCTGCTGAAGCATCGGACTGTCGCCACCAGGCTTCGGCTTCTTGTCGAGCTTGGCGCGCTGCTCGTTCGGCGACAAGATGCCCTTGCTCTTTTCAAGCACATCCATCTGTGTCGCCGCGTCCATGCGCAGTAGGTTTTCGGTGTCGAATTCCGTACCCAGACCCTCGCCCGTGGCCAAGCCCTCGTCTAGGCAAAGCTCGATCGCCTCGATCAGCACCTGCAGGCATTGGCCGAAATATTCGACATTGAGGGCCTGGACGTTGTTGTAAGTCGGCTGCGCGCCAACCCCGACCTTGTACGGCGGGACATGGTAGGTCGAGCAAACGACTTCGGCTGACCATTTCAACTGCTCGACCAGCTGGGCGTCGGTGGCCTTCATCGCCATGGCTTCGAACTTCAGCCCGTCACCCAGGACGGCGACCTTGCCCGAATTCTCGCCGGAATATTCCTTGTCCCAGTGCGCCTTGAGCCGCTGGGCGGTGATGTCGCTGATGTTGCCGGGCGCCGTGAGGATGCCACCGGGGCGCGCGCCGTTCTGAAACAGGCGAGTGCTGGCAGTCTGGACTGCAAGCCCTTGGGTCGCGGCCAGGCCGTTGGCGAAGATTGGGGACAGGCCCACCAGTGGGTGGAAAAGGCAATTGAATCGGTCGTGGATGATCTCGCGCGCGGGCACGATCACGTTTTCGGTGACGCCAGCCAGATCATCGAGCTGGAGATCATAGAAAACGCTGCCGTCGGGCGCGACGAGCGGGGTGACCCGATCCGGATTGAGGACATAGAGCGCGGTCACGGCGTTGCGCCCGTCGCGCTGCTTCAACACATAGGTGTTGCCGCGCTGCAGTTTTGACAGCACCCAAGTTTCGTAAAACTGGATGCGGTTCTGAAAATGGTTCGGCTTGCGCAGGACCGGGCTATATGCCGGGTTTTTCGTCTCTGACCAGATACCATCGCTGTCCTGTGCGACGAGCTTCACACGCAGCTTCGCCACGTCGCTGGCGATCAGCGTCTGGCAGGCGAACACGGCATGGTTGGCGACGACCGCTGCCTGATTGACTTTGATGTCTCGCTGGAAGGCGCCGACAAACGCTTCCGATAAGATCGGCCACCAGCCGCCGCGGTTGTCGACAGGCGACAACGACGTCGCCGCCTTGGCGCGCGTGATGGAAAGGCCAAAAACGTTCATCAGTCGGCCGCGCGCGCTTCCGAGATCTTGGCGGCGAGCATCTGCGCATCCCAGCCGTGATAGGGGCGCTTCCCGAGGACTTGGGTATATTCGGCGCGCAGCTTTTCGAGGGCATCGGGCAGCGCGTCAGGGCTCTCGTTCAGCGTGCCATCGGCATTGGCAAGCTTGGCCCGGCCGGTAGCGACGAGCACTCGATGATCGGCCATGGTCCGGGCAACAAAATAGTCCCCAGCTTTGAGGCGACGAGTGGCGTAGGTGAACGGCCGCGAGGCGATCAACTGCATGGCTCTACTCCAGCAAGATGGGGCGGGGCGGGATCAATGACCCCGCCCCGCCGGTCATTAGGGGGTGACGACGGGAGTGCCGTAATCGGCGTCTCCGATGTAGGCGACGGCGCTGGCGCGGCGCTTGGCGAAGTTGAGCGGACGCACAACCTTGATCGCCACCGATTCCGTCTGGAACATCGACACCACATTGGCATTCGGCGTCGGCGTGTCGCTGGCGCCGTCGGGCGCGCTATCCATCTGGATCGCGGCCTCGGTCGACAGGGAGACTTCCACCCCACGATCGCCGATCTTGTAGATGTCCGACGGCTTCAGCAGAATGAGGTCGCCCGCGCCGATATTGTCGCCCGCGGTCAACTTGTCGCCCAGCAGCGCGCCGCCATTCGCCGACAGACCCGGGAAGGCGAAGTTGCCCATGACGTTCTGCATCAGGCCCAGGGCCTTCGAGAGCGACTGGGTGGTGGCGAACTGCAGGCCGGCGGCATTCTTGGCGGCGATGAAGGGTGCATAAAGCGCCTTCACGTCCGCAATCACGCCTTCGACGTCGGGGCCGGCGCTGTCGATTGCGGTGACGCCGTTCAGGATGCCCGCCGGAGCGACGTTCGCGACCGCCGGAGATGCGCTGAAGAACGTCTGATCGACGCGCTGAGCGGACGCACTGACGAGCGCGTCACGTACCAGCATTTCCGCCGACGGCGACGAATCCCGCAGCAGCTCCTTCGACACGACAGCCAGGGCGGCGACCTTCAACGGGGTCAGGTTGACATCGAAGAAGTCGGCCTTGGTGACCGGGATCGACTTCGACTGGCCGACCCAGTAGGCGGTTGCCGCACCGTCCGACCCGGCGATGTTGATGTTCGCCGGCACTTCGCGGAGCGGAAGCTGGTCGAACACGGTCTGGCCGTACAGGAAATCGATGAAGTCGCCGGTGTAGCGGTCGATATGGACCAGCTCGGCGCCCCATTCACCGGTCTCGGTGCCACCGCCGGCGACGGCAGCGCGAACGACCTGCACGAGGTTCGGATCGCTCTTGCCCCAGCGCTGCTGCGCGATGCCGACCGCCGAAACGCCGTCCAGGCGGGCCAGGGTCTTGGCGATGACGAGGCGGGTATAGTTCTGGCCCTCGAACTTCTCGCCCTTGTCGATCGTGCCGATGATGGTCGGAGCGCCCGGGGCACGCGACTGACTACCCTCTTCCTGCGACTTGCCCTTGATCGGGGCAGCCTTTTCGGCCTGCGACTTTTCCATGGCGCGCAGGCGCACCAGATGCTTATCGATGGCGTCGATATCGGCCTGGTTGCCGTCGAACTGCTCTTCCTGTTCGGCGTCGAGCGTCGAGCCGGCGTCGGCCGCCTTGCTCATGATGTTCTCGTTGGCGGTGACCAGGGTCGCCCGCTTCGCCTCAAATGCGGCGATCTGCTCGGCAATGGTGGCCATTGCGCGTTCCTTTCTGTGGGTAAGACCCCGGGTGGGGGTCAGGGCCGCAAGATGCGGTTGATGACGAAGGGTTTTGCCCGGACGCGGGCGGGGTCATCCAGCTTCACGACGCGCGTTTTGCCCGACGGGGCAGGCGCTTCGGGAGGCAGAATTTCGAGGTCGGGGATGCCTTGGGCTTCCCGGAAGATGCGGTCGAACTGCTTGACCGCCGTGATGGCGGCATCGGGGTTTGCGGGGATGGTGACGCCGGACAGCTCCAGCCAGTCCCATTCTTCGAAGTCGATGCCGCCATTTTCGATGAACGAATATTTGAGCGGGCGGAAACCGATCGACGTCGCGCGAACCAGCTTCAGCTTCAGGCTGAGCCAGGCTTCATCCAGCCGATCCTTGAGCTTTCCGGGTTCATCGGTCTTCTGGATCTGGGCCTTGAACTTGATGCCGCTGGGCTTCGGATCGGCATCGATGACATGGCCGATCGGCTCATCATGACGGTGCTGCCACAGGAAGGGCAGGGGCAGGCTGAACTTGGCGCCCATCGGGCGAACAATGTCCTGCGAACGGTCAGGCGTCGGCGTGGTCGCCACGCCCTCGATGATCCGGCGATCATCGTCGGCTGACTTGATCTCGATGAAAGAATAGGCGCGAGCCAGATTGCTCATGGCAATCTCCTATGTGGAAGGTGCGCCGATCACAGGATCAGCATCTGATAAGACTTTTCGCCCTGGGCCTCTGGGTTGCGGCTCATGAGCATCACGGCGTTGAATGCGGCTATCAGCGGGTCGATCTTGGCCTTGCCGGCGACCTGCTTCGTTATGAGGACAGCATTGCCGCGCTGCTCCGCCTTCGCATTGCCCGCGCACCAATCCATGAGCTTCTGTCCGGCGTGGATGAGCGTGCCATCCTTCAGCTTCCGCTCAGATCCCCATATCGCCCCCGACAAACGGAAGCCCTGCGGTACGGCCAACATCTGTTCGAGCGTAAATCCGCGACCGGTCAACTCGTCTACGAGGGTGGTCACCCCCTGCGGATCCAGTCCGATCGCTGCCTGTTCGGGGAACAACCCCGCATCCTTGACGGCCTCAAGAAGGTCGGCGATTTCGACCAGATCTTGCGTGGGGTTATCGCACCTGCGGAGCGTGCCCTCGGCAATGAAATCATTGAGGCGGCTGACGATATCCTTGCGCCGCTCGAAAACATCAGCCTGGGCCCATGCCCGGCAATAAAGCAGCCATTGCTTGGTGACCTTGTGCCGGCCGAGCAGCGCTAGCCCGAGAAGGTCGTCGAGCCCACCGCCGTCAATTCCAGCGGTAGCGACCTCAATAATCTCAAGAAACTGCTCTAGCGTTCCGTCCCAAATCTCGACCGGCGCTTGGGCAGATTCCCAGTACAGTGCGCCGACCCAAGCATCATATCGAAGCCCGACGCCGATCTCGATATTGAGATGCTTCGCAAAGAAGACCTGCTTGGTTCCGTCCTCCGAGTTCTCGACCTCGGAATATTCATCCTTGAGGAAGTCGAGACTGACCGACCGTCCAAGGTTCGGATTGGTGACGTACCAGTTGGCAGGATCATGGTGCTTTTCAGCAGCGATCATATCCTGCGGGAATTCATATAGGACCGGCAAGAATTTCGGGTTTGCGATCTTGCCGTCCCGAACGTCGCGGGCATATTCCAGTTTGGACTTAAACACGCCCGCCGGCGGCTTGTCCGATTGTGTCGTCAGGAAGAGGGTGTAACCCTCCGGTCGCGATGCCTGGCCGCCGGTCGCTTCCCGAAACATTGCGTCGGCATTGTTCTTCTCGCCAAAGAGCCAGAGCTCATCGACCAGGACCCGGCTCGCCTTCTTGCCCGAGACAGTCGCGCTGTCGGCGGCAACGACTTTTAGCGTCGCCTTCGTCGCGCGGTTCGTGATGAGGCGGATATGCTCCTGAATATGCAGAAGCGCGTCCAGCTCTTCATCGGCGCGGATCATGTCGCAGGCCGGCTTAAAGCTGTTGCCGGCGACCTCGATCGTCGGCGCCAGGATCAGGTTCTCATCGGAGGGGCGCCAGCCACAGATCAACTCGGTCAGCATGATGCCGGCCGCGATCGTCGACTTGGTGTTCTTCTTTGACACCAACAGCATGCCCTGGCGGATCAACTGTTGGCCGGTTTCGGCGTCGTATGCCCCGAAGATCGCTCGGGCAAAATCGAGGAGCCATTGATCTGCAGATTCCCCGATCGTCCAATAGCGATCGGTCGCCGGATTGATGCCGAGATCGACGACGCTGAGCGCCTCGAACACTGCCATCTTCGCTGCCGCCACCTCCGGGAACAGCGGCGGGAATGCTATCAGCGGCTCTCTGGCCACGATCCGGCGTTCCCAGTCAGGGCACGCCGTCGTCCAGGTCGGCACGTTACTTCACAGCCTTCAGCGTCGGCGGGCCGATAGGTGCGAACCGCCGGCCGACTTCGTTTGCCTTTTCCTGCGCTGCTGCCTTCTTGCCCTGAGGCGCCGAAGCCTCGTTGATGGTCTTGAGCGCCAGAGCGAGGGTCTTGAGCGTGTTAGCGCGGCCGGAGAGGCTGACGGCCCGCATCATCGCAGTGCGCTTGGCGTCATCGTCATCGCCGTCAGTGGCCTCGATGATGATGTCTTCCAGCTCGCCGCGGCGGCTGGTGACCACGTCAAGCTCATCCAGCATGCGACCAACCAGCGACCGCCCGTTATCAGCGATATCGGCTGGGCTGAGCGGCTTATCCGGGTGCGAGGCAGGCGGAGGGGGTGGGGATCGCTCTGGTTCGCGGCGGTTCTCGGTGCGAACCTGTCTTTTCCACCCTTCGGCCTTTGCCCGCTTACGAATAGCGGTGTCTGAAATCTCATGTCGATCAGCTATTTCTCTGATCGAATCTTCGCCTGCCAAGTATTCGAGCTCGATGCGAGCCCAATCGATAGTTGATTTTCGGGTCGCCATCGGCGGTCATCCTCCGGCGAAAGTTCGCACCCCCAACACTCCAGCAAGAAAAAATCTCTGCGTGGGAGCAGCACCGGTCCCCAGGCAGGCGAGGTTCCAGACTTTGGGATACCCCCCGGGGGGGGCAGGTCAGGGGTGGGGTGGTCGGGTCAGCGACCCTGCTCGACCTTCTGCTTCCACTGGTCGTGACAGGGCTTGCAGAGAGTCCAAAGGTTGTGTTCGTCCCAGAACATGCGCTCATTGCCGCGATGGGGCTCACGATGGTCAGCGACTAGCAGGGACGTGTTGCCTTCAACGCGGCCGCATCCTGGTCGCTGGCATGTGAATAGGTCGCGAGCGAAGATCTTGAGGCGCAGGTCCTTCCATCTCGCCGTCTTGTACCACTTTCGCCAAGGCGAGTACGTCTCGCGCGTAGCAGTCTCGCCCTTCGGCTCCTGTCGAAAGAACCCGACGGTGGGCTTTAGCGTCGGGATATGAGAGCCGAGAGCCTTGAGCTTGCCCATCAGGTTCTCGATAGCACGACGTCGTGACTATTGATCTCGAAGGTCACAACAGCGCGCGACGTGCCGTCGGCATGGGTGGTCACCTGGCACGACACCTGGCCGGGCAGGGGCTCGCCGTTCTGGTCGCACATCATCAGCATGGGCAAGCCGCCATCCCAGCGAGGCGGCTTAATGCTTATGGTCAGGGGTGTCGAACTATCGGACATCACAAACTTCCTTCAAGCGCCCATCAGCTGCGCGGGCGCGGCGGGGGAGGCGAACCTGCGGGCGGTGGCGGCGGCACCATTGGCACGCCGCGAACCTTTTGGATGTGTCTGACGTCGCCTGTTAGCCTGTGGCGCTGGTGTATCCATGCCCATGTCTCATCATAGGTGCGCCAAAAGATGAGATTATAGGCCAGAGCGATGATGCCGGCCAAAATCGGGGCGACTACCAGCGCAAACCCAACCGCGGTCATGACCAGAACCATCCATCAGGAAGGCTATCGCGATAGCCGCTTCGCCATGCGGGAATGCCGTCGATCTTGGGCATACCTTCGCCGGACAGAAGCCATTCCCAATCCAATGGAGAATGTCCGCCAGAGTTGGCACGGTGCGCGGCGCGGCGGCCTGTGATAGCGTTCTCCGAGTAGATCCAGACACCGCATTCATGAGTGAAGCGCCATGCGAAGAATGCTTTGAGCCAGCGGATCATCGCATCACCTCAGGTTAGCCAGACCGACCGCGCACTATCGCGCGAACCTCGGCGCTGATCCGCTCGCCCTCTGCGATGATGCGCTCGACGCGGCCAATCGACCGGGATGGCTCACGCATGTCGAAGGCCAGGCTGTGAAGCTCGCCGGCAAGGCGCTCCATTTGATCCGCGGGGCAGGGGTGCTGGCTCATGCCAACCGCTCCGCCGCTTCCATGGCCTTCTCATATCCAGCCAAGATCAGAGCCTCAGCGTTGTAGCAGTCGGTGCCACCGAGCGAGCATGGATCATGCCGAACGCGATGCTTCGTGCCGTCGGCCATGGTGATGATCATCGCGGTATAGGTGTGGCCGCGATCCCACGAGATGGAGGCGACATGGACGGGGTTAACGATCAGATCGTCACTCGCCTTGATCATGTCGCCTCCGGTATCGCCGGACGATATACGCCCGCGCGCTGGTTATTGGGTCAGGCGACGCCGGCGCGCAGCGAGGCAAGCGGCGAACGTGGGTGGCCGTTGTCCAGGATGAAGGCCGACTTGGTGCTGATCATCGTGGGGATGAGGCTGAACGCGACGGTGGCGATGCGATCGACCACGCTGGATGCGAAGGACAGGACAGACAGGCAGGTGAGCGCCACAAGGGCGAAGATGCTCTTGATCATCGTGATCTCCATTTCTTCGGGAAGACAGGCGCCATTGCGTTGCACACCGCCCGAAGCGCACTGGCTCCGGTACGTCGGCAACCGCAGTTCCCAATCAAGGGGAACACTCGAATATCGGTCACGCCTGAAGCCGCATCCGTTGCAGCCGATATCTCGATGTACCCGAAACGTTCTCATTGCGTCAAGCGGCTGAAAGCAGGCGAGTGCGATCAACCTTGGCGCTTTGGCCAAACCCCTCGAACAGCACGAATGCCCAGCGGCCCTGCACCGTCTGCACGACGCCGGTCAGGCCGTCGAAGCCCGCATCGGGATACCGGACAGCCTCACCAGCCTCGATCATTCGCACCGCCGCAACCGGTCGCCCCTTCTGTTCGATCACGCGCAGGCGGTCCAATTCACGATCGGTGACGGCTGGATAGATCGATCCATGGCGGAAGATGGAGAAGGTCGGGCAGCCGCGCATGACCATGCGCTTCTCGTCAGGATCCCAGCACTGATAGGATGGGGACGGCGAGCGCGACAGGCGGAGAAGTTCGGGCAGCGCGCCATAGCGGGCGAAGGCGAATGTGGGCAGCAATGCCACGCGGCGCTGAACCGGCTTGCGCGTCTTGCCGACCAGCTTCTTCTCCAGGCCGATAGGCGTCCATGCCTCAATCCCAGCATCTGCCAAGGCGGCATGAACGGCCATCGTCCCCGCTGCCGAGGTGCGAACGATGCACCAATCGCTATCACTGACCTGACCTCGCCGCCCGCCCATATTCACCACTCCGTTCGCCATTCGTTCTACCCCTGATCGCCTGCTCGATCCAGCAATCTCAGCGCTGGAATCCAGCAATCGCGCGCTCAGCATCTTCCCGGCTGAGGCCCAGTGCGACATAGTCCTCGACGGTGATCGACTTGGTTCCGCGCAGTCTGGTCGGGTCGATCGTGCGGACCTTCTCGGCAGTCATCCGCCCGATCCCATATTCCCGCATGATCGACGCGGCATCCTCCGGGCTGCACGGCACGAACGGCTCGGCGGTCACCCGCGGCGCGCTGGCATTGACGGCCGCATCCGCCATCTTGCGCAGTCGGGCGACCTTCTGCCGGCGCTCGTCCAGCTGGGGATCGGCGATTGCCCTGATGGCGCCCACGCTGGGCAGGAAGCCGCGCTCAGACCGCTTCACCGCCTCATCGATCGCCGGGCCGACGATATCCTGCGGAATGTCGGCCAGCAGGCGGATGGTCTCGTGCAGCCAGGCCGTCGCCTTGTCCGGATTGGTGTCGTGCGACATGGCCAGATACATCGTGGACAGGCGGTCATTCAGCCATTGCGGGTTGGCCGGTTGCAGGGTTGTCGCGGCCTGGGCGGCAAGGCCCGCAAGGCGGGCCCGGTCCATCTCAGCGAGCCGCGACACAGCGTCAGCGGCCGTCCACTCACGCAGGCTGAACTGGTTGTCCGACAGCACCGACGCGATCGCGCGCGGTACGGATAGCTTGGGCGACACTTGGCCGCCCTGCTGGATCGATAGTTCCTGTCCCATGGTTATTCTCCCTGCGGGCAACGGTTTGGCGGATGTGGGCGGAAAAGCGCTGGAGCGAATGGCTCGGCTCGCTGGAGCTGGCGGTCACAGCCTTGATCGTTTCGATGATCTCGTCGGGGGTGGCCCCTCCGGTCAGCCAATCGCGGATCAGGTCGATGTTGGCGGCGATGCGCTTGGGCTCGATGTGGCGGACACCGGCAGCGCGGGCTGCGCGGTCAGCCAGGTCGGCATGATCGATCGGGTCGTTGTCGATGACGAGGGCGACGCGCGCTCGCGCTCCATCATCATCAACATCTATATATTCTCCCTGTCCCTGTCCCTGTCCCTCTCCCTGTCTCTTGGATGTGTTTTCCCGAGGGACATCGCATCCCTGTCCCTCGGGACAGTCAGGGGACTTGGACGGCGCTGTCAGCGGGACAGGCTCGCACCCACCGGCAATGAAATCGTCAAGCGAGGGATAGGCGATGTTAGCGCCATGGCGCTGATTGTGCTTCTTGATGCGGGCGCACTCGGTGCGGTGACGCTGCTCCTGCTTGGCGCGCCAGGCGGCGTTGGCCTGCTCGGCGACGACAGGGTGATACCAGCGGCCATCATCGCACTGGATGAAGCCATGCATGGCGCCAGCGCGGCGCTTGCGGAACGTCTTCACGTCCCGGCCCAGCCCGCACAGGCGGGTCAGCACCATCTCATCATCGGGCAGGCTGCCGGCCGGGATCTGGTGCCAGGATGCCGCCCACAGCATGACGGCGAACCATGCCGCCTCTGGATCGACGGTCGCGGCAAGATCGCTATCGCGCAGGCGGGCGACATGCAGCGGCATGAAAGGGAAGTCCTGCAGGTCGCAGTCGGGCAGGGTGAGGGGCGCGGTCATAGCGGCTCCAGCGTGACGATGATCTCGCCGCCGGGGACGACCTCATCATGGAATGTGGGGACGGTCCGGAACCGTTTGTCATCGATTCGCAGGGCTAGGGCGATGCCGTCGCGGCCGTGCTTGAAGCTGGAAACGAGATTGTCATCGTCACGCGATCGGCGATCGGGCGGGAAGAATTCGACCTTGAGGGCGATCTTCTCGCTGTCCGGCGCGCGGAGCTTTGCCGCCAGGGCTTCGGCCCAGCATGTCGTGCGATAGGCTTTCGTGGCGCGCATCTTGTCGCGCCGCTTCCCATGGAAGTTCGGCGACAGTTCCTTCGGCGGCCAGGGGAGGCGGACGCTGTGCATCAGATCATCCCCGTGGCGACGCCGCCGAGCGTGAAATCGTGGTCAGGCTTGCGAGGCTCGAACTTGCGCACGACGGCGACGCCGGCATTTGCGCGGCGAAGCTGCTCTTCAAACGACATGCGGCCATTGCGTCGCGATGCGACCTCGGCAGCCATCATCTCTTCGATCTTGCGACGGGCGTCTTCCTTCCGCATGCCCTGCCGGCCAAGGATCTTGCGATACTCGTCCCGGAGGTGCGGCGGGCACCAGCCGAGCACTGTCTCGGTATGCGACTTCCCGGCGCGGATCCTGGGTTCAGACCCGGGCGTCTGCGCAGCGTGGCCCAGTCCGGTGGCTGCCAAAGCCTGCCCGGATAGGCGGCGGCGCTCACGCTCGGCGGGATTGTTGGCGATGGACGCCTGAACACCGGCCTTGCAAGCGCGCTGCTGGCGCGACCGGAAGACGGGATCCTGATACAGAAGCTTGATAGTGGCGCTGGCTTTCGCCGCCTTTGCCGGGTCGCGCGCGATCACGGCGGCGCAGCAGTTGCGACACAGCCGGGTCTTGCGACGCTTGAATTCCTTCAGTTCACGGCCACAGCCGCCTTCGCACTCGAATGTGCAGGTCATCAGATCTTCCCGAATTTCTGGAGCGCGGCCCGGCGGATCGCTCGGTCACGCTTGATGCGACCTTCCGTGGCGGCCCGTTCCCGGTCCCGCCGCGCGATGGCGACGGGGTGGGGGAACAGGCGGCGCCAGGCGTTGATCAGCCGGGCGCGCATGATCATTCCATGCCCAGGGCGGCGAGATAGGTCTGGAGGATCGCCTCCATCTCCTGCCGGTCGTGCGGCTGCATCTTCCGCAGGCGGACGATCTGGCGCATGATCTTCGGGTCGTAGCCGTTGGCCTTGGCCTCCAGATAGACATCGGAGATGTCTTCGCTGATGCCCTTCTTCTCGTCTTCCAGCCGCTCGATGCGTTCGATCAGCAGGCGCAGCTGTTCGGAGGTGACATTTCCTTCGGACATTGGTCAGTTTCCTTTCGTGGGGTGATGGTCAGGCCGCGCGCTTGCGCGGGGCGCCCATGGTCGAGCCGGGAAGATGGTCAGGCACGGGCAGCGTGAGAGCCTCCGTGAGCGGCGGGAGAGGCTCGGGAGGAAAGGCGATGGCGTGGCCTTTGGAATAAATCTGGCGCCACTTCTCCGAACTGAGACGCAGATCCTCGACCGCCATCTGGGCCCATGACATGTCGCCGAGCAGAACCGCGGCGACGAGCTTGGCTTCGTCGTTCATTGGTGACCTCCTTCAGACGTTCATCGGGCACACCATGTGCCGCGGTGCATTGGGGGAGCGGGCAAAGACGTGGGCGTTGCCCAGTCCGTCGAAATGCAGTTCAGCCTCGTCGCCAGGGCACTTGCCGACGGCGTCGCGCAGGAACTGGAGGGAGAAGCCGGTTTTGCGCCCTTCGCCGGAATATCCGACCATGACGGTGTCGGTGGCCGCGCCAGCCGACTGGCTGGCCACGCTGAGCGTCAGGCTGTCAGTCGCGAGCTCGACGGCCACGCCGCTGTTAAATTGGTCTTGAGCGAGGCCGACGCGCGCCATGGCAGCGGACAGGTCGCGAGCAGAGAACAGGACGGGCTCGCCGACGGTGTCGGGCAGCTTTTTCCAATATTCGGTGAACTTGCCCTCGACTAGGCGGGTGAGGAAGCGGGCGTTTCCGCCATGGATCAAGGCCAGTCGACCGTTGTGGCCGATCGTGATTTCATCGACGCCGACAGCCATGGCGGATTTGATCTTGCCGACGACGGGCATGGGGATCGTCATCGGCGCGAACTCGCCATCGATGGCCGCGTCGGCCGGGCAGATCGACAGGCGGTTCCCGTCGAAGGCGGCGCATTCGATCCCGCCCGGGATAGCGCGCAGCAGGACGCCCTGATGGCTGGACATGTGGTCGCCAGCCTTCACATGGTCGACAGCGGAGATCGCAGCGATCAGGTCGGGAAGCTTCATGCGCAGCTGCGGCTCGATGCCGTGATCGTTTAGCGGCGGGAACTGATCACTGGGCAGCGTCGGCAGGCGGAAGCGGGCGCGGCCGCTCTTGGCTGCGGCGCCGGTATCAGTCAGCAGCAGTTCGATCTGCGCGCCCTCCGGCGCGGTGCGGGCGATGTCCTCCAGTAGAGCTGCGGGCACGGTGATTGCGAACGGATCGTTGACGGCTGCCGCGATTGTCACCTCCGCCCAGCAGTCCTGGTTGGTGGTCAGCAGTCCGACCCGCCCATCGCGCGCCTCGATGCGCACATTGTTCAGCACGGGGATTGCCTTGTTCGCCGATACGACGGTGCGGACGGCGGCGGCAGCGCGAGAGATGGCGGCACGTTCGGTGATGAAGGAATGGGTCATGGTCGCGTTCCTGCTATTGGGCCTGCCAGCCGAGCTGGCGGCGGATCTGGACGAAAATCTTCTTGGAGCCGTCGTGCCCGACGCCGACCGCACGGCCCGCCGCGTCGATGTCGCCGGTCTCAGCCAGGACTTCGGCGAAGGCTGCATCGCGGCGGGCGCGGCGAGCGTCGGTCATGCGGGGCATGGTCAGGCCGCCTCTTCGGGGAAAAGGCCGACATTCTTGTCATCGAGCTCATCGATGTTCGCGCGAGCCTGGGCGAAGTAGGAGGGCTTGAGCTCCATCCCGATGCCCAGCCGGCCCATCTTCACCGCGCTGTAGACCTCGCTGCCGATCCCCAGGAACGGGGTCAGCACCGTTTCGCCAGGGTTGGTCCACAGGTCGATGCAGCGCTCGATCACGTCCAGCTGCAGCGGCGAGATGTGAAGCTCGTCCTTTTCATCCCGGCCGGCGCGGTACTGCAGGGTGCGGGTCTGGCGGATATCCATCCACACCGGCGACGCGTAGCGCTGCCAGACCTCGATCGAGTACCAATTTCGGCCATCGGTTGCGGTCGTGAACTTCGAAGGATCAGGGCCTTCGCCTTCGCCGATCCACATGTCGAAGCATCCGCCGACGGGGTCGGGGTTGTCGCCGGGCTTGCGGAAGGTGACGATGAAGTCGGCCAGACCCTGACCGCTCAGGGCGCTGTCCTTCACGATCTGCTTGTGCAGCAGGCGGATTGACTTGGTGCGTTGCTGGGCAACGACCGGGTCTTTCCAGATGCAGACCTCGCTGTGGAAGATCCAGCCGGCATCTTCATAGGCACGGATGACCTCGCCGCGGAAATCACGCATGCCGATATAGCCATTGCGGATCTTGCTGGTCGGCAGCTGCATCACATGGACGCTGTGCAGGCGGCCGGGCATCGCGACGCGCAGCAGTTCGGCGATCAGGAAGCGATAATGCTCCCAGAACGCATCGCCCTCATTGTTGGAGATGTCCCGGTCGAAGTTGCTGAACTTGTACAGGCCTTCGAACGGCGGACTGTGGATGCCGAAATGGATGCTGTTGTCGGGGATTGCGGCGATCAGTTCGCAGCAGTCACCCTGGTAGATGGCATAGCGATCGGTGACGACCTGATCGACGGCCTGGATGTCGAGCGCGCTCATGCGGCGTCCTTCAGAAACGAGGGGAGGATGATGCGCTGGCTGGGCGCATAGGTGGCGACGGTGCGGCTGGCGCCGCGGACATTGGCGCTCGACAGGTCGGCCATGTGGCGGATCATGGCGGCGGCCATCCGATCGGCGTCCGCTTCCTTTCGCCGCAGGTTGGCGACGGTGGCGCCTTCCGTCTCGGCGGCGATCATGTGGCAGTTGACGGCGCGGGGCTGGCCGAAGCGCCAGAACCGGCGCACCGCCTGGTAGAACTGCTCCCAGCTGTCATTGAGACCGACGAATCCGGTGTCGGCGCAGTGCTGCCAGTTCATGCCGAAGCCTGCGATCGCGGGCTTGGTCACCAGCCGCTCGATCCGGCCCTCGCTGAAGTCGACCAGGATCTGTTCCTTGCGATCGTCGTCGAGCGAGCCGTGCAGGTTGACTGCGCCGAGACCGCGCGACAGGGCATCGGCCTCGGCGTTCAGGTTGCACCACCAGACGAACGGGCCGGTGGCCGGGGTGACGGAAATGGCGTGGGCGACGCGCTCTTCGATGCTATCCTTGCGCGCGGTGATGCGCTCCGACAGCGTCACGGCGGGCAGGGCGAACAGCTGACCCTCGGCCGGCGTCGCGTCGACCGCAACGTCATGTTGGTGATAGTGAAGCGGCGGCAGCTCGTATCCGTCGTCGCTATATCCCAGGTCGCTGGGTTTGCGCAGCATCACTGCCCAGCTTGCCATCCACGCCCAGAACGCATCCTCGGCATGTCCCTTTAGGCGCCATTTCTGGGTCGAGCCGCCGTCGTGCGAGAAGAAGGTGGCGAGCATATCCGTGTAGGACATGGCGCCCAGGAACTCGGCGTGATTGCCCAGCTCCATGAAGTCGTTCGGCGCGGGGGTCGCGGTTGCGGCCAGCCGGAACGGGATCTGGCGGCAGGCTTCGATCAGCGCCGTGCGATAGTGACCGGTCGTCGACTTGAGGATGCTGCTTTCGTCCAGGATGACGCCGATGAACAGCGACAGGTCGAAGTACGACAGCTTCTGATAGTTGGTGATGTTGATGCCGGGTGCGCATTCGGCCTGGCAGGAGACGACACGGGCGGGGATGCCGAACTTCTCGGCTTCGCGGAGCATCTGGGCCGCGACGGCGAGCGGCGCGAACAGCAGCACCATGCCGCCGGTCGCGTCGCAGATCGCCTGACCCCAAGCCAGCTCCATCAGCGACTTGCCCAGGCCAGTGCCGGCCAGCAGCGCGGCGCGACCGCGGCGCAGCGCCCAGGCGACGATGTCGCGCTGGAACGGGAACAGCGCGGCGGGCAGATCCGGGATGTCGGTCAGACCGGTCATCGGATCGTCGATCGCCTTGCTGGCAAGGAACTCGGCATAGGATCGCCGAGGCAAAGAGATACCGTTCGCGGAACCGGCATCGACCGGCGCCGCGCTGTTCGCGCTATCCATGTTCTCACTCCTGGGCGGTCAGCCGCCGGCTAGGTTCAGTTCCCCACGGCTCTCAGCCGCACTTCGTTGCGTCGGCGCTCCAGCACGCTGGCAGCGCGAATGAATTCATCGATCACGCCCGCGCCTTCGAGCTTGCGGACATCGTCATCGCAGCAGACGCCATCCGACAGCAGCGTGATCAGCAGGGGCAGGGCCTCCGCGATCTTGAGCGGGATGTTGCCGACGTGGTCGCAGCACAGCGCATCGGCGGGCACGGCCTTGGCGCCGATCAGCGCCAGAATGGTGTTGAGCGCTTCCGGGCCGAACGCCTTGCCGATCGACAGCATGGCGATGGCGCCCAGGTCGCCTTTCTTGTTGCGGGCATTGCCGACCGTCGCGGCCGATGTGCCCAGCAGGTCGGCCATGTCCTGATCGGTCAGGTCATCGCTCGCCTGCTGGGCTGCGACCGTCCGGCTCACGGCCTCGCGATAAGAATTCTGTGTGAGACGGGGCAACTTGCCCAACACGCTGGGCGCGCCTGCGCGTAGACCGGCACCATGATCGCAACAACCGGACATCAGGCATGATCCTTCTTATCGACACGACCGCCCTCAAGGG